GCAAGACGCTGACAGTGTTATGTTGATTCATAATGAGGATGCATATAGAAAAGACAAATCGCAACCGCCAACAGGCAAAGTTGAGATATTGTTACCGAAATCAAGGTTTTCACAAACCGGAACAATGTTTTTAAAATTCCAACCGGAATACATGAAATTTTCGGATTGGAACGTGAAAAAAGACCTATTTAAACGCAGTAAAAATTCGGCGGCAGTATGGGACAAGCCAGATAGTGAAACTGAAGAAAACAGTGATGAAAAGGTAAGCTGAATTCCGAAAATATAATCAGTTTTTAATGGTTATAAAATCGCAAAAAAAGCATATTTGATTTTATAATCAAAAAAACGGCTTGAAACATTAGATTTTAAGCCGTTTCTACGGAAATATAATTACTGTTTTTATTGCAATGAGAGCTAGTAAATAAAAAAAGTCAAAATTTAAAGCAAAATTTATTGCGAAGAAAGGAGTTGAAAAAAATGAAGTTCAGAACATATAAATATAACATCATTAGGGCAATCAAAGTTATAAATCATGCTGTCAATGCAGAAACGATGAAGATGTTGGGCGGTATTCTGATAGATGCCAATGCACCGAATATGGTGGAATTGACAGCATATTCAAATGACATAAAAATCAAATATTATGTTCATGCGGACGTTGAGCAGAAAGGGACGGTTGTATGTAACCCAAAGTATTTGATGAACATTTCCAAAGGTGAAAACAAGGAGGTTATAATATCAACCGACAAAGACAATGTCATTGAAATGAAAATCGGAACATACAAGCAGAAATGGCAAGGAACAGTTGCGGAAAATTATCCGAAAATATCAATGCCGGAATGCAATGATGAGTTGATGTTAGAACAGGAACGGTTTAGAGAAATTTTAACTAAAACTGTGCCGTTTGCAGCACCGACAGTCGGATACAGACCGCAGTATAACGGTGTGTTATTTGACATGAAAAACGAAATATTGCACAATGTTTCAACTGACGGTAAACGAATGGCACATATAACTACACCTGTTGGCACATATGGAAATATGTCGTTTGTAATAACGCTTCCTGCGGCAAAGGAACTGTGTCGTATTGAAAGTGAAAATCCGCTGTTGCGTATTGTTGTTGATAATACAAATATGCGGTTGTTGTTAGATTACAGTGAATTTATAGTTGTCGCCAGTACATTTAATGAAAATGGTTATGTCAAATATGACAATATGATGAATCGTGAATCGGATATAACTGCAACGGTAAAACGTGCAGAGTTTATGCAGATGATTGAACGCGGTAAATTCGTTTCGGAACAGGGCAAAACAAAAGTTCCGGTAACGTTGGAATTGAAAGATGATGTTTTGAAATGCAATGGCAGAAATCTTCGCTGCCAGCTAAAAGATGAAATAGATGCCGATATAGCCGGCAATATTAAAATCGGTTTCAATGCTGATTTTTTAATGGATATGATAAAAACAATACGGTCCGACAATGTTGTTTTGGAATTGAAATCACAGAAAGACGCATTGATAATAAAAGACGGTGATACAGAATTATTGTTGTTGCCGGTGATAGTGTGAAAGGGGACAGTAAAATGCGAAAACGATATTGTAGTATGTGTGGTCGTTTGATGGACGAACACATTGACGAAAACACAGGAAAACCGTTCGATATTCAGTTATGTTCCGGTGTATGTATAGGTGCTGCATGGCGAAATGTTACGAAATCAATTAAAAATGGTGTACAACCACAATGGACGGCAGCAGTACTACGCAGAAAAAGTAAAGCGTTTGAGTATCATAATCAGATAGTAAACTTGTTAAATAAAAAATTTACGCAAAAAAAAATTGCCGAGGCATTAGGAATATCTCACGGCACAGTTCATTCATCGTTGAAACAATACGGAAGGGAGTTTATTTAAAATGAATTTAAAAGTTGAAAATATATGTGATATATCACATTGCCAAAATAAAAATTTTTATGCTGTTTTGAATGTAAATGATAGGTGCATGGATTTTGATTGCCGTTGTAATTGCGTGAAATTCGTAGATGGTTTTGTGATATTTCAAGAACATACAAACGAAAATGATGTGCCACTGGCGATAATTCCGAAAGAAAATATACTTTTTATCGCAACGGAGTAAGGAGGAAAATATTATGTCACATTTTATTACATTAGTATTTACAAAAGAAAATGGAAGAACAGTTGAGGAATTGCTTGCTCCATATGATGAAAATATTGTGTATGCTCCATATGTACTGTATACACGAGAACAAGCAATAGCAAAAATAAGAAAAGAAATAGAGGACTACAAGAATGGATTTTATGCAGAATATTTATCAAATCCAAAAAAGTATGAGGAAAGTCACTCCAATGTAGAACACATTAATTATTTAAAAAACGAATTTCCCAAAAAATTGGAATGGACTGATGACGAATGTTATGAGGACATAAAACGGAGTTTTGATGAAGATATGGTTAAATCAAATGGTGATTTATTATCTATTTATAATCCCAATTCAAAATGGAACTGGTATACTATTGGAGGAAGATTTAATAATTATCTCAAAACATTGTCCGGCAAAACTACAAACGAGGATTATGTATCCAAAATTGATTGGGAAGATATACTACCTTTTGCCTTTGTTACTCCTATTGGAGAATGGCACGAACGAGGCAAAATGGGTTGGTGGGCTTGTGTTTTCAATGAAAAAGCCACAGATAATTGGAAGTCAGAATTTAAAGAATTTCTTGACAATTTAGATGAAGATACTATTGTAACAGTAGTTGATTGCCATATTTAAGTTTGGAGGTAATAGTTATGAAAATAACAAATATAGGCAATATACACGATATGAATGATAATCCCGAATTGTTGGAGGTACGAGAATGAACCGGAAAGAAACAACCGAATTTTTGAGCAATTTACTCGTTCAAAGAAAATTGGCGGGCAAATACTATGCGAGCGAAGTTACACTTGACTTCGGATGCGGCAAAGGTAAAGAAAAGCGTGTTGATTTCGTGCAATTTATACCAAGAAATCAAACCACAAGCGGAATTGAAAAAGGCGAATTTGTTTTCTATGAGGTGAAAAGCTGTAAGGCGGACTACAACAGTGGAAATGGTTTGACCTTTGAGGGCGAAAGGAATTACATTGTTACGACAATGGAAACCTACAAACAAATAATCAAAGACAAACCGTGGGAAGTGGGTGTATATGTGGCGTGTCCCGAGGACAGAAATATTGTTGACGAGTTTGAAAATCCAACGCCATTAGATGATATAACGGTGTGGTGGACGTTAAAAATCGCAATGGAGGCACACCCAAAGGACCGTCAAAGGTCAATGTCGCAGTTATTATTTTATATGCTAAGGTCGGGAAAGTGAGGTACAGGAATGACAGTATCAGAATTATTAAAATGTTTAAAGGCATTAGAAGAAGACGGCAAGGGCTATTATAAGGTGTTATTTAAAGGATGTGATTGGTTTGCGGAAATACATATCACTCATCTTGACATACCTGCAGAGGAACTTATATTGAAACTGTAGAAAGAGAGGAAAAATAAATTAAATGGTTGAGTGGGAAAAAGTTAAAAAGTTAATGGATTGTTTCCCGGGAAGTATTATAAATCACAATGGCGAATTTATCGCAATGGTAAAAGAAAACGAGTATTTTATACTTGAAAGTTGCAAAGATGAGCGTGAAATAAAATGCAAAGTTTTAGCATGGTTTTCAAGAGGTGCTCATAAAACACAACATTACAAGTCGAAAAAGAAAAATAATGAATACCATCAATTTATGCTTGACGGTATAAATAAATATCTCGGAACAAACTTTGACTTTGAAGATATGGACATTATTTATACTAAACTCGGTAATGATGTCAATAGACCTCTTTGTGAAAAATTTGTTGACAGTGGATATGATATGAATATTTTAATTTCTAAGATTAATAAGAACTAAAATATATTTTATATTTATTAATGCAGGAGGAACAGTAATGAAAGTAGAGTTGAAAATGAACGATAAAAGCGTTCAAGCTGAAATATCGGAAGGACAGCTGAAAGAGTTGGGACTGGTTGAGCAGTTAAAAAAGTTGGGATTGCTTGAGGAACGAAGCCGAACAGGCTATGAGAGGGTTAAAAAAGATGAAATGTATTATGTAATTAATACAAAAGACGATAGTATGATAAATGTTAAAGAGTTTAAAGACGAAACGGATGAGCAATATTATAACATAGGCAATTATTACAATGATAAGATAATTGTCGAGAACAACGCTCGTGCAGATAGGTTATTGCGTTGTTTAAGACAGTGGCAGGCGGCAAATGACAAGGCTATTTCTATATCTGATTGGAAAAATGACAATATTTTTAAATATCATATAGAGTACGATTGTTTTAATGATTTTCCTTTCGTGGTTTATACTACTCGTTTTCGATCCCCAAATACTATATACTTTACATCGGGGGAAAAAGCCGAAGAAGCTATCGAAGTATTCAAAGACGAGTTAAAGTGGTACTACACCAAGTATCAGCAGCGATTAGACGAAGAATAAACAGAACGGGGAGTGAAAGCATGACGATAAAAGAATGGTTACAGAGAGGAATTGAGATTGAAGAAGAAATTGCTGATTTGCAGGCGGTTAATCCGGTTGTATTTTTGGACGAAATAAATGTAGCGGTTTATGAACAAAACATCAAAAACAGAATTGGCGAATTGTACAAAATAAAAAATGAAATTCTTCAAACCGTGAATCAGGTCGAAAGTGCTACACTCCGAAGACTGTTAATTAAGAGGTATATTCAAAATTTAACGTGGGAAAAGATTGCAGAACAGCTAAACTATTCATACAAACACGTTGTACATATTCTTCACCCCAAGGCACTGTCTGCAATCAAAAGAGTTTTAGAAAAAGATTAAGCCGGATTTTATCCCGGCTTTTTTTTGTGTGCGGAATTTTATAAAAATCCATAAAACCGTCATTATGTAATAGAATGTAACATTGATCCTGTGGTAGTATATGAATCGAAGGGTGAACCGTAGTGATACGGTGGGAAAAAATATCTCATAAGAATCAGAGGGGAAAAGAGATATTGAGATAGGTGTAGACACGCTTGGAACATTTTAATGTATCATGATTTTTGCTATTGAGTTGATTAAAGAGTTGCATGAGGAAGTTGTGTTTGGAACATTTCAGCGTACCATGTTTATACCGACCATAACGGAATGTATATGCTGATACATATACATTCTGTTTTTTATTTTTTGGAGGAACGATAATGCTAAGAAAATTGAAATCATACATAAAAAAAAGAACGTTCAAGCACAAAAGAAGAATGTTCTGTAAAAAATGGCATCGACAAAATAAGAATTGGTGTGAATGCAGACAAAAACGCAGAATGTTTGAACGTGATTTAGAGAAGTGGTTAAGGGAATACGAAGGGTGATTGTATGAATACGGTTGAACCGATACGAGATAAGCGTGACGTATATGCAATCAAGAAGTACCTGAAGAAAAAAGACATCAAGTATTACATTATGTTTATCACAGGGATTTCGTTGGGATTGCGTATTAATGAAATATTGAAAATGACAGTCGGTGATGTCAAGGGGCGGAACACTGCAACGTTCCGCCAAAGTAAAACAGGAAAAGAAATTACTGTTGCATACAATGATGAATTGCTGAAAGAATACAAAATCTATTGTGAACACCGGACACCGGACGAAGCATTGATACCAAATAATCACAACGAATACAAGGCAATCAGCAGGAGCATGGCATACAAAGTTTTACGTGAGGCGGCGGACCATGTGGGTATCAAGTACAAAGTAGGGACGCATTCTCTGCGAAAGACGTGTGGGTATCATTACTACAGGCAAACCCACGATATAGTGACACTGCAAGTATGGTTCAATCATCGCAGTGCAAGTGATACATTACGATACATTGGTGTCACCAAAGACACTGTATTATCAGCTATGAAACATTTCAAAATCTAATCCTATTAAACATAATTGTCTAACGTGTAATAATGCGGCGGTTTTTTGTGTGCATTTATTAGTAGAAACTGCATTCAACATATTACACACAATACAGGGTTATGTGTAATAGAACGAAAGGACGAACGACAATGGCACAAACTGCATTACATGTATGTAATAAATGTGGTTGTCATCGGCTGACACACAATACATATTGCGAATTGCATCAGCATTTGAAACGACAGTATGACGACCACAGAGAGTCAGCGAGCAAGCGAGGATATAACGGACGTTGGAGGAAGGCAAGTAAGACATATCTATTGTCACATCCGTTTTGCATTCGCTGTCTTCAGCAAGGAAAGTACGAGAAAGCTACGGTTGTAGACCACATCACACCACATAAAGGAAACCAACTACTATTCTGGGACAGGAACAACTGGCAACCACTGTGTAAGCAATGCCATGACCGTAAGACCGCGACAGAAGACGGCGGTTTTGGCAGAAAATATTAAAAATTTTTTTCTTTCGTGAAGATTTTTTTTTACGGGAGGGGGTATCAAAATTGTTTTTGCGATTGTGCGGTAGACCGTCGCCCAAGTCTTTTTTACGCACACGCAAGTTTTCGAGAGGGGGTTAAACCAAAAATGGGAGCAAGAGGACCAACGAAAAAACCGGCAGAGCTGGAGGAACTACACGGCAATCCCGGACATAGAAAAACTGCAAACAGATTGCAATTTTCAAAACCGGAAAAAGTTCCGTCACCGCCGGTGTTCCTAAATAAAATTGCAAAAAAAGAGTGGAAACGATTAGCACCGATTGTATTCAATGCCGGAATGCTGACGGATGCAGATGTAGGAACATTTGCCGCATACTGCGATTCATATGCACAGTGGGTATTAGCTGAAAAGGCGATACAGGCAAAACAACCGGACAAAAATTCTCCTGCACCGCTGACGTTTATCACCGCCAAAGGGTATGAACAACAAATACCTGAAATCAGCATTTCAAACACTGCAAAAAAACAAATGCTGACGTTCGCCAAAGAGTTCGGATTGACACCGTCATCAAGAGCCGGAATGACAAACCCGGTAGAAACCGAGGACAAAAAAGCAAGTATTATGGAATTCATCAGCAAGAAGAACAGGAGTGCGTAAACTATGGATTCGGTAACATCATATGCGAAAAAAGTCGTAGCTGGCAAGATTATTGCAGGTGATTCGGTAAAAAAAGCGTGCAAGCGACATCTGAAAGATTTAAAAAAATCTAAAAGAAAAGATTATCCGTACTACTTTGATGCAGAGCAAGCAGAATATTGTTTTGCATTCGCTGAAAATTACTGCCGACACAGCAAAGGAAAGTGGGCAGGCAAGCCACTGATATTAGAAGATTGGCAGAGATTTGTTGTAGGTTCTATATTCGGGTGGAAGCGTAAAGATGATGATACACGCCGATTCAGATATTTTTACATTCAGGTGGCACGAAAAAACGGAAAATCTACGTTGATGGCGTTCATCGGACTATATGTTATTGTTTGTGACGGTGAAAACGGTGCTGAAATTTATTCGGCAGCAACCAAAAAGGACCAAGCACGAATTATATTTGACGAGGCAAAGAATATGATTGGGAAGTCACCGGAGCTACGAACTATATTGACAACGTACCGGAACAACATCACTTTTGATGCACAATTATCAAAATTTGAACCGCTATCGTCAGACAGTGAAACTTTGGACGGTTTAAATGTGCATTTGGGATTGATTGATGAGTTGCACGCACACAAAACAGGTGATGTGTACAATATTTTGGACAGTGCAACAGGTGCAAGAACACAGCCATTAATCGGAACAGGAACGACCGCAGGCAGAAATCCAAACTGTTTTTGCAAAGAATTATATGACTATTACAAAAATATTCTGAATGAAACAGTTGAAAATGAGAATATTTTCATTTACATAGCAGAATTAGACGAAAATGACGATTGGACAGATCCACAAAACTGGATAAAAGCCAATCCGAATATAAATGTCAGTGTCAACCTAAAAGATATGGAAAGTGTTTATACTGCATCTAAGAATATTCCGTCAAAATTGAATGAGTTCAAGTGTAAAAAACTGAATATGTGGGTTACTGATACCGCTTCATGGGCAAATATGGAGCAGTACAATAAACCACCGACTTTGAAAATCAACAAAGAAGATTTAATCGGTAAAAAGTGCTATGCCGCAGGCGATTTGGCGGTCCGTAACGACTTGGCAAGTGTCGTTTTTGAATTTCCTTTGAGTGACAGGTATTTTGCAGTTTTGCACCACAGTTTTATACCGGAAGACAAGATTTTCGATAATTCACAGAAACATCACATTGATTATCAACGGTATATTGATATGGGATATATAACGGCAACACCCGGTAATGCTGTTGATTTTGACTATATCGAAGATTATATCCTGCGAATGCGTGATAAGTATGACATTTTGGAAGTCTGCTTGGACCCGTGGAACGCAACGCAGTTGGAATCGCACCTAATTGACGAGGGTATGAAAGTTGTTGAGGTCCGACAAGGATTTAAAACATTATCAGAGCCGACCAAAGAATTAGGTATAACAATCGAAGAACGTAAATTAATACATTTCGACGATCCGATATTGAAGTGGGCGGTTGGAAATACAGTAGTTACGTTTGATGAAAACGGTAATGTTAGACCGAATAAGGCGAAGAGTATCAATAAAATTGATCCTGCAATGGCACTGATAATAGCACACACCAGAGCATATACACATGAATTGAATTATGTTGATGTCAACGCAATAGCAGCGGCACAACTGGCAGAATATGAAGAAATGTTGAGAGGTCAGATATAATGAAATTTTTTAACAGAATAAAATCGGCATTTTATGCACTGACGCATGATACAACGACAATATCATTGTTAGATGAACGATTTTGGACGCAGTACGGCAGTATACGGAACAGTAAACTGTCGGAAGTGACATATTTCACCTGTCTAAAAACGTTGTCTGAGGCGGTTGCAAAGTTGCCGTTAAAGATGTATCAGGAAACACCGAAAGGTGTAAGCAAGGCAAAAAATTCAGCATTATACAATGTGCTGAAAGTACGACCGAATAAGAATATGACTGCAACGACATTTTGGGCAACAGTTGTAACGGTGATGTATCATTACGGAAATTGTTATGTATATATCGCACGGAACAAAGAGCCTGAGTTGTTAATATTGGATAACCGATATATGACTGTCTATGATGACAATGCGAAGTTAATAGATGATAACGGCGGAGTTTGGTATATATATTCAGAACCGGTAACCGGAAAGGTATATAAATTCAGCACTGATGAAATATTGCATTTTAAAACATATATGACGTTTGACGGCATTATGGGATTGGCGGTTAAGGACGTGCTGGCACTGACGATTGACGGAGCAATGGACAGTCAAAAATTTATCAAGAATTTATATGAAACAGGTTTGACAGGTAAAGTCGCTGTTGAATATACAGCAGATTTGAATGAGGATTTGCGAAAGAATTTAATCAGCACTATTGAAACGGCAACATCGGCAAACAGTGCATTTACATATATTCCGATTCCTGCCGGAATGAAGTTAAACCCGTTAAATTTGAAATTGACAGACGCACAGTTCTTGGAATTGAAAAAATATACGGCATTACAGATTGCCGGAGCATTCGGTATAAAACCAAATCAATTAAATGACTATGAGAAATCAAGCTACGCAAACAGTGAAGCACAGCAACAAGCATTTTTGACCGACACAATGTTGGTTATTCTAAAGGGTTTGGAAGAAGAATTGGCAAGTAAATTGCTAACATCAGAAGAACTTCAACAAGGATATTTTTTCAAATTCAATGTTGATGTCGTGCTACGAGCGACATTTTCACAAAGAATGGAAGGTTATGCGAAAGCCAGACAAAACGGCTGGTTATCCGCTAATGATATACGCAGTAAGGAAGATATGCCACATATTTCCGAAGACGAAGGCGGTAATGCATACCTAATTAACGGCAATATGATACCGTTAAAAGTTGCTATGGAAGGAGGAAATCAGAAAAATGTCAAGACACAGAAATAAGAAACAGAATAGTTTTAACTGTTATATCCGAAATCAGACCGATGATTCAGCCGATATTTATTTTTACGGCGATATAGTCGGAAATGATGGGGATAAATGGTGGGGAAATGATGATAAATGCCCATCTGACGTAGCCACACTGTTGAAAGAATGTGAAAATGTCAGTCAGCTGAATATCTATGTAAATAGTAATGGCGGTGATGTATTTGCCGGTAATGCTATTTATAATATGCTGAAACGACATAAAGCACACAAAACAGTGTATGTTGACGGCTTGGCGGCATCTATTGCGTCTGTCATTGTTATGGCAGGTGATGAAATCATTATGCCGGCAAATTCCTATTTGATGATCCACAAAGCGTGGACGTATGCAATGGGAAATGCCAACGATTTGCGTGAAACAGCGGACAGATTGGAAAACATCGAACAAACGATTGTTGATACATACATGGAAAATGTCGCTGAAAATATCACCGAAGATGACATCAAACAGAAAATGTCTGATGAAACGTGGTTGTCGGCAAAGGATGCGGCGGAATTATTCCCACGAATACAGGAAGATGAAAACATAGATGTGGCAGCGTGTATTTCGTCTATAACCTACAACAATATTCCTAAAAATGTCGTTGTCAAAAATGATGACGAAGATGATGAGGAAGAAGATCCGGACGAGGAAGAACAGAAAGAACAGAAAGAAAAAAACAGCAACGAATTGGATATGTTAGACAATTTCGTATTTATGGAAGGAGCAATAGAAAATGAACAAGAAGATGCGTGAATTACTAGCAAAAATTAAAGAGAAAAATTCACAAGCAAGAAATTTTCAAAATGAAGGTAAGTTTGCTGAGGCAAAGCAACTAATTGACGAAATCAAGGATTTGCAAACATCATACGAAAATGAAAAAGCATTATTTGAAATGGAAAGGGACAACGTACCAGAAGAACCAAAGAACAAAACAACAGCAAACGGTTTTTCTGTTATGGCAAAGATTGCACTAAGAAAAAAATTGACCGAAGCGGAAAATGCATTGGTTACAGGCACAAACGGTACAGACGGTGAGAATTTCCTAATTCCTGAAGATGTTGATACAACAATCAGAGAATTAAGAAAGACATATATGTCAGCAAAAGATTTGGTAACAGTAGTACCGACATCATCATTAACCGGTAGTTTCGTATTTGAAAAGGGTGTTCCGACAGGTTTGGCAGATTTTGAAGATGGCGATACAATCACAGAAGGCACTAAACCATCATTTGAACAGAAAAAATTCCAAGTTACACACAAAGGTAAGGTTTTCCCTATTTCAAATATACTATTGGAATCGGAAAAGGCTGGTTTGACATCATACCTAAATAACTGGTTTGTTAAAAATTCAATCATCAGTGAAAATACAGACATTTTCACAGCATTGCAAAACGGTAAAACGGCAAAGGCAATAAAGGGATTAGATGAATTGAAATCATCAATCAACAAAGATTTGGACCCATCCGCCCGAATCGGTGCAGTTATTGTCACAAACCAAACAGGATTTGACATTATGGACAGTGAAAAGGACGCAGTCGGCAGACCAATTTTAAAGGAAGACTATGTAACACCGACACAAAAGTTGTTCCAAGGACTACCTGTAATTGTGTTCCCAGATGCACAACTGCCAAACACCAAAGCAGGACAAGCACCGATTTTCTACGGAAATCTTAAAGCCGGTTGTTATTTCATTGATAGGAAAGGTTATCAGTTTGCAGTATCAACTGAATATCAATTCGGTGCAAATATGACAACTATGCGTGTGATCGAAAGCTATGACGTCATTCAGGCAGATAGTTCTACATACATCTACGGAACAATAACGGCAGCGGAAGGCAAGGCTGTAACGACAAAAGCAGCTGCGTAATGAATGGGAGGGGTGAAGAATGTCCCTAACATTGGAAGAAGTAAAGAATTTTCTGCGATTAGATACATCCGATGATGATACATTGTTGGAAATATACATATCAACGGCGGAAGAATACGTCAAATCAGCATGTGGTAGGCAGGTAGATTTGGACAATCCAAAAGCACATACCGTAATGCTGATGTTGGTGGGCGACTATTACGAAAACCGTAGTCCATACGGACAGACAAAGTATAGTCAGAATGTTTCAACTATGCTAATGCAGTTACAGTTGGAAACGCCACAAGATACTGGTGATGAGGTGAAAGAATAATGGATTTTGCAAAGCTAAGGCACAAAGTTGTATTTTTAAAGCCGTCAACATCAGAAATAAACGAACAGTCAGAGCAAGTTATCGGGTGGTTTCCGTTCCACCCGGTGACAAAGACTGCAAGTGATGATGTATATTCTACGCAAGACGGCGAAATCTGTTTTAAAAGCGGAGTTTTAAGCGGTTTAAATAATGTGTTTGCCAATTACGGTGTTCGTGCATATGTTTCGCCTGCAACAGGTAGGGAATATGATGAATCGCAGAAAATTAGAGCAGAAACAACATACAACGTGGTAACACGTTATTTTAACGGCATTGAAAGTAATATGAAAATTCTGTACGGTGCAAAGGTATTTGACATAGTATCCGTATTGGATATAAATGAGAGTCACAGGGAATTAAAAATCGTATGTTCAGAGGTGGACAGATATGGCAAGGCAGAATAAAGATGTATTCGGTTTTGATGAATTGGAAAAATCGTTCAAACGTTTTGAAAAAAACTATCCGGACAAGGCAGATGCACTTTTAATGGCACAGGGACAAGCAGTCAATAGAAAGACAAAATCCCTTACACCGGTAAAGACAAAAAAACTCCGCAATTCGTGGAGATTAAAAAAAGTTAAACTGTACAAGGGTGGAACAGTCAGAGTTGTCAGAATTCAAACGGGAGCACCTCACGGGCATCTTGTTGAATATGGACATGAAATATATCGTGGTGGCAAAACACGAGTAAGAGGCAAAAAACTAAACCGAGTACAAATGGATGCAAGAGGAATAAAGCATTTAGGTCGGGTAGAGGGAAAACTGGTGTTATATACAGCTATGACTGAAGCTCAATCACGCTTTGACCGAGATGCAAATAAAATGTTAGATAAATTAGTGGAGGAATTTAACAATGATTAAATCACAGGATATACGCAGATTTATAGCGGACAAACTACGAAATGCAGAATTCAATGTAATATCATCAGAAATTCAAGAAGGCTATCCTAAGCCGGCAGTGTTCATCTATGTATATCCATCATCAATTACAAAATCCGGAGGATTTTTAGAGGATGACGTTTACAGTGTAACCATCAAGTATATTCCAAAAACTGAAACTGCACAAGAATGTGCCGAGGCGGCGGAAAAAATTCGCGAAACATTGATGTACAGTACGATTGATGTACAGGACAGGCATTTAACTATGGAAACAATGGATATGGCAATCGAAGAAGAACGTTTAACTGTGATGTATGACGTTCCTATAACACAGTCCATTGATGAATGTGACGATTATGACAATGCAGAAACCATAGAAATGAGAGGTATATAACATGGGATTATCAACAATAAATGTAGAATTTAAGGCGGCGGCACAAACCGCTGTAAAACGCAGTGCAAACGGTACAGTCGCACTGATTTTGAAGGATGAAACCAAGGAAGATACCACATACGTTTACAGCAATGAGACGGAAGTGGTTAAGAGCCATTGGACATCAGACAATCTAAATTACATAAATATGGCGTTTAAAGGTTCACCAAAAAAGGTGATTATCGAAAGAATTGCCGCAGAAGGAAGTCTTGATGATGCCTTGAAGCGTTTGGCAAATAAGAAGTGGAATTATCTTGCCATTCCGTCATTACAGGACAGTGAAGTTAAGACTGTGGCAGATTGGATTATTGCACAGAGAACGGCAAAGAAACCGTTTAAGGCAGTATTACCGCATTCTGTATCAAATAACATCGGTATTATAAATTTTGATACCGATGATATAAAAATCGGCAGTAAGACCTATACGACCGCTGAATTTTGCGTATATATTGCCAGTATTATTGCCGGAACTGCACTGAATGAGAGTGTAACAGGCAAAGTCATTTCAGAAATCAACAGTATTACAGAGAGTTTAACCCCCGATGCAGATGTTGATGCCGGAAAGTTAATTTTAATCAACGATGGTGAGCAGGTCGAAATTGCACGAGGTGTGAATTCATTGACAACGGTCGGAACAAACCAGACAGAGGATATGAAGTCAATCAAGATAGTTGAAGGAATGGATCTGATTGCGGAAGACATTAGAACAACATTCAAAGAAAACTATATCGGCAGAAGTAACAGTATTGAAAACAAAGAACTGTTTATCGCCGCAGTGAATCAATATTTTGAAACACTGACAAAGGAAGGCGTGCTATATGACGGTTATGAACATTATGCAGAAATCGACATAGACGCACAAAGAGAGTATTTGGCAAGCAAAAGTGTTGACGTTGCAAATATGAGTGATGTTGCAATCAAACAAGCCAATACAGGCACATTTATGTTTATGGCGGCACATATTCAAATGCAAAACGCGGCGGAAGATTTGAAATTCGTTGTAAACATGTAATCGAGGAGGTAGACATATATGAGTAGAAAAATTTCAGCACCTAACATTATTTCCGGTACACACGGCAAGGTATGGTGGGACAATTCGGCTGTCTATGAAATTTCAAGTTTTGAGGCAACACTAGATCCAGATAGAGAAGACGTCACATTCTCCGGCGATATGATTAAAGACAGCAAGCTGATGAGTGTATCAGGTACATACACAATGAAAGTACGAAAAGTATTTTCAAGAGGTAAAAAGTTTGCCGAGGCATTTATGCAAGGAAAAGACCCACGTTTTACACTAATCAGCCAATTAAAAGACCCGGACGCATATGGGGGCGGATACGAAAAGGTACAACTAACTAACTGTTGGCTTGAAAGTGTTCCACTAACAGGTGGTGAAAACGGTAAGATAGTTGAGGAAGAATACAAGGGTGGTTTTACAGGATTGAAATTCCTTGAAAGCATTGAACCGATAGAACAGGATTAAACATTTTAGGAGGATATAAAAATGACAGGACAAGAAAAACATACAAGATTGACGTTGGACGAAATGATAAGACGTTCAGAGCAAGTAAAGGAAGCAAAGAGCAAAAATAAAACAAAGGAATTGTACGTTGAAAGCCTTGGCGGTACAATCACAATAACAAAACCAACAAGAAATCAAGTAAATGACGCAATGAATATGGATGCGTATTCAGGCGAATCGGATGCATATCTGGTGTATGAATGTGTGACAGAACCGCCACTGAAAAACAAACAACTGCAACAGGCATATGCCTGCCAAGATCCATTAGATATTCTTGACAAAATATTTGAACCGGGCGAGGTAGTGAATATCTCAAAAGCTGCATTAAGTTTTGCAGGTTATGTTGACGATAGCGTTAAGGCGGTTGAAGAACTAAAAAACTAATTGAACGCAACGGTGATTTTGAGTTAATACATTACTACGTCCAACGTGGTTTTGATTGGGACAGAATTGCCGGAGCTACGGGAAATGAAAAGGCATTTTTAAGAGCCAGTATGATAAAAGCATACGAAGAAGAAGCTGAAAAGATAAAAGCAATGACAGGAGGCGGTTGACGTGGCAAAAAGTAGAAACATAGGAGCGACACTGTCGTTGAAATCCGGAAACTTCTTCGCAAATATGAAGAAAGCCCAAAATGAAAGCAATAATCTGCGTAGTACATTGAACAACACAAGCAAAAAAATTTCTGAATTAGGAGATAAAGCAAAAGTTGTTGGCAGTGCCGTTGGTAAACTAGGCAAAGGGTTAGCTATTGCCGGAACGGCAGCCGCTACCGCAGTAGGAACAATGGTAGCAAAATCAGTCAGTTCATTTGCTGATTATGAACAGCTGACAGGTGGTGTCGATACATTGTTCAAAGACAGTTCGGCGGCAGTACAGAAATATGCTAATGATGCATACAAAACCGCAGGTTTGTCAGCTAATAACTATATGGAAACAGTTACAAATTTTTCGGCATCATTGATTTCAAGTTTAAAGGGCGATACGGCAAAGGCGGCGGATTATGCAAATTCAGCGTTGGTGGATATGGCTGATAATGCAAATAAGATGGGCACGAATATGACAGACATTCAAAATGCCTATCAGGGTTTTGCAAAGCAAAATTACACCATGCTTGATAATTTAAAACTCGGTTACGGTGGCACACAAGCTGAAATGAAACGACTGCTTAGCGATGCACAGAAACTTACCGGGCAGAAGTATGATATTTCATCATTTGCCGATATTACACAGGCTATTCATGCAATCCAAACGCAAATGGACATAACGGGAACAACGGCAAAAGAGGCAAGCACGACAATAAGCGGATCGTGGGGGTCACTTAAAGCGGCGTTTGAAAATACTCTTGTCGGTTTGACAACAGGCGGAGAAATGTTTGATCAGAGTTTGGATGCACTGGTTGATTCGGCTAAGACGTTCGGGCAGAATGTTATACCGGCAATAACGGGTGCGTTAAGTGGCGTAGGTTCGTTAATTGAGAGTTTGGCTCCTGTAATTGTAGCAGAACTTCCGTCAATGGTATCCGATATACTTCCACACCTTGTTTCAGCCACAAAGAGTTTGGTTACCGGTTTAATCAGCCAATTACCTGCATTGGGAAAGGCTGTTTTAGATGCAATACCATCAATTTTTGACGGTATGACAGATGTAATCGGTGAAAGTTCTGTAGGAAAGCTAAAAGGGTCGTTTGAGGGACTGAAAAATACCATAACTGATACATTTTCAAACATTGGACCAATGCTTAAAGATTTCTGTGAGGGAGGTATATCAACATTCTGTGACGCATTATCTACGGCTATGGATTTAGCCAGTGGAGCTATATCGGTAATTGAGGCATTATCTCCGGTAATAGGAGCAGTTGCAGGGGCGATAATCACATACAAAGGTGCAGTTTTGTTGTGGAATGCAGCTGAAACGGCTAAAAATGTTGTTATGGGTATTTCAACAGCCGCACAATGGGCGTTAAATGTAGCTATGACAGCAAATCCGATTGGTATTGTCATTGTGGCTATCGGTGCATTGGTAGGGGCGTTTATTGTATTGTGGAATAAGTCCGAAGGATTCCGAAATTTTTGGATCAACCTATGGGAAAAAGTTAAAGCGATTGTTACAAGTGCATGGGAAGGAATAAAAGCCGGATTTGAAAAGATAAAAAACGGAATATCAGCAGTCAAAGAAAAAGTGTCTACAATGTGGAACGGAGTCAAAGAAAAAACGTCAGAATTATGGGGCGGTGTAAAAAATGCTGTATCGGAAAAACTGAATAACATAAAAAGTGCATATGACGCACACGGCGGAGGACTGAAAGGTGCTACATTTGCGGCAATAGAGGGTGTCAAGGAATACTACAGGACAGGCTATGACGCAATTAATCAATTAACCGGCGGTAAGCTCGGCGAGGTTGTCAATGCAGTCGGTGCGAAGATGGAAGCCGTAAAAAGTAAATTTGGTGAAGCGTTTGGCAATGTGAAAAACACCGTGATGACTATTTTTGAAAACATAAAAAACGGCATTGTTGAAAAGATTACGGCGGCAGTTGACACAGTTAAAAATGTGTTCACTAAAATTTCTGATACTGTATCATCTGTATGGGACAAAATAAAAAGCCTGCTGAAAGCACCAAAGATTGTGCAGACAGGAACTGTTACGGTGATGGGGGTTGACACACCTATTCCAAAATTCGGATTGGATTGGAACGCCAAGGGCGGTATTATGACACGTCCAACTGCATTTGGATTTGCAAACGGCAAGATTCAGATGGGCGGTGAAGCCGGGGCTGAGGCGATACTTCCACTTTCGGCATTTTGGCGGAATTTGCAAGCATACACCGAAAACAGCCAAAAGAAAAGTCAGGGAAACAATGATATTAATATAAACGTCACCATTAATGCAGGAAATGCGAATGAAGAAGAAATGGCGGCACGATTTATAAATATAGTTGTACCTGAAATAAAACGACAGTATGCAATTTTATAAAAGGAGTGAGGGAAAATGTTAGATTTTTACCTAAGCGTAAATAACAGCGAGGAGGTAGTGCATATTCCTGTCACTCCTCCCTCTTTTTCTGTGACAAATTCACAGTCAACAGAAACATTTGAATCAGCCGGATATGGCTGGATTAAAATTATAGGAAATACCGAATTGCGAGGTGTTTCATGGGACGGAATATTTCCTGTCCATGACTATCCGTTCAGACGTGATGCGTCAATGGACGGTCAAGAATACTACGAAAAATTAAAATCGTGGCAAAAACGAAAATTGCCTGTTCGTTTAGTGATTACATCAACTGGTTTTGCAAACATCAGCATAAATATGGCTGTAGCCATAGAAAAATTAGATTTTGATGTTGGCACAACTGGCGATTTGGATTATTCGATTGAATTGGGCGAAGTAGAGCTGTTAAATGATACGGAGGATACAAATATGGCACAGTTAGATGATTTGGCGGCAAGAATGGACGCAGTCGAAAAACGGTTGGATTCATTGGAAAATGAAAAAATCTATAACTATATGGATGATAATATGCCTGATTGGGCGAAACCTACGATCCAAAAATTAATGGATAGGGGTTATTTGAACGGCACCGGTGATAATGAACTGGGATTGACTATGGACATTATCAGAATGTGCGTGATGATAGATAATGCAAACGGTTTTGAGGGTTATACCGTTGACAGTATTCCTGATTGGGCTGCACCAACGATTGAAAAAATCAAGAAAAAGGGTTATTTGTCCGGTATTGATGATGACGATTTGGGACTGACAAAGAATATGATTCGCATATTAGTTATTTTAGACAAAGCCGGAGCATTTGGTGATTAAATATGGCAAGTGGACAGGATTTAGTTAAAATTGCACAGGCTGAAAACGGCACAAAGGAAAACGGAACGAATAACGTCAAATATAATACATGGTTTTACGGACACGAAGTAGACGGAAGTAATTATCCTTGGTGTGCGGTATTTGTTTCGTGGTGTGCGGATAAAGCAGGTATTACAACAGACATAATGCCTAAAACGGCAAGTGCCGGTTATTTTGCACATTATGCGAATCAGGGACATGGTGAGGTTTTCACCAATAAAAATCCCGAAGCAGGTGATTTGTTTTTAATAAATTACAATGGTTCGGATTGGGCAAATCATGTAGGTATAGTTGCATCGTGTGACGGTTCCAATATCACAACGATTGAAGGCAATTCATCCGATATGGTTCGATCCAGAACGTTATCAATGTCCGGATTGACGTTTGTTCATTTTAATTTGGATAGCAGTAGCGGAATGACTGCCGCTTGGACGGCACGAGAAGTACCGAATATCGGCAGGGATTTAGCCACAAAAGCATATATGGCATATCAGTTATACACTGATAAATCATCAGGCGGATATAGCTATTTATGGGGCAGTAATTCGACAACTGCAAATGGTGGACTACGAAAATACAAAGAATTCTATTGTGTAGCAATGGGTTCATACTACGGTCCGGACGGAACATTTATCAAAGTGGAATTTGATGATGGGAAGACGATTTATTGCGTAAAGGCTGACGAAAAAAAAGACAGTGAAACAGACAGCAAACATATGTATCACGACTATCCGTTTGATCGTAATGTATTGGAATTCATTATTGACAGAACAGTTGTGCGAAATAATGATGAATTTACATCAGCATTAAATGCCGCCGATATAAACCGTTCAGCACGAATCAAGGCAATATGGACTTCGGACAGCGAACCAACCTACGGCGGTGCAGGAAGCACAACGGCAGAAAATGAAAAAGAATATCATTTTATTGATACAAACGAGAAAATTTCCATACATCCGACAATATTCAAACAAACACCAATGCAGTGTGACCGCCATAATGGTGGTTTAACGGTGTTATGCAACGATATTGATATATCATCATATGTGGGCGATATATCGTGGCAAAATACCAAGGATACGCTTGCAACGCTGTTTAATTTCAGCGTACCAAAGGCAGGTGATATGAAGTACATCAATATGTACAAACCGCAAGAGGGCGATATAATTCGTTATAGCGGCGGTACACAAGAAGATTTTAGGGGTGTAATTATCGAAGTTGATGACGGCGATAATTACGTTAATAAATATGTTGCCGGTGATGTGGGACAGTATCTGAACAAAACCAGTGATACATATCAATTCACTGCAATGCGTGCTGACGACTGCATTAAAAAAATATGCGGTGATTTGTGTATTCCTATTGTGATGATACCGGAATTACCGTTATTGATTACGCAAATTTATGTGGACAAGGCGGTATCAGATGTTATTGCTGACATACTGACACTATGTGGCGGTGTACATAATTTTGATTTTGTTCCTGACGGCATCAGAATTTATAATTGTGCGGATATGGTTGTAAATCCACAATTCAGAATATCGTCAAACACCGAATTGAAAGATTCGATAAAGTATATCGGAAACGTTGAGCATAAAACCAGCATCGAGGACAGAAAAACAAGCGTAAAGGTTATTTCAGATACAGATGTTTTAACAACGCTGAAAGATGAAAACAGCATTGCACAATTCGGTTTTTTGCAAGAAGTTATCAAAGTCGGTGAAAATGAAGACGCAAAGGAAGTGGCAAAAAACAAGTTGTCGGAGCTGAACAATACAAGCGAAACATATTCCGGTGAAATTATTGAAGAACTGAACAGCTATACCAGAGCCGGAAGTGTTATCGCTATCGGTGATGAAAAGTATTTGATAAATAGCAGTCAGCACAGTATAAAACAAGGTGTGCATTACAATAAATTAGATTTGGAGCGATTATGATATGAATAACGGATATACAGAATTAGCAAAAATGCTGAAGAATTTAAGCAAGGGTGAAACCTATGGTCCTGTATTCGGCAGAATAACGCAATTACCGGATTTAATCATAACACGCAGTAACAATATACAACTGACAAAAAATCACGTTGTAAGCATTGTAAATCTGTATGAACGTGATGCCGAAGGAAGATATATTCACAACGGCAAGAAAGTTGTCCTGTTACCGTATAACAACGATAACAGTTATATTGTGTTGGGGGTGATACAAGATGGCTGATTATGTTACGACAGAACCGGCATTTGATTTTGAACGTGGTGATTTTGTTATTATAAACGGTCGTCCGAAAATGGTTGTCGGTATGGATCGCCTACGAAGTTGGATAGGAAAAGTACTACGAACGCAAAAAGGACGATACAAGATATATAACGGAACATCATACGGAACGAGAATTAAAGACACATTTGTAGGTAAAACATTCACGCATGACTATATGTTATCAGAAATTCAGCGAGAAATTACTGATAATTTAGAGAAAAACAAGGATATTGTCAGTGTGGACGGTTTTTCGGCAACAGTAGACGGAACGCATTTAACAGTTGAATTTACTGTTACAACAGTGTACGGAACAACGGACTTAAAGGAGGCACTATAATGGCAGAAACAATAACATCTATAACGGAACGTCTTCTGGCAGAAGTGCCGGAACAATACGATACAACCGAAGGTACATACACATATGACATTGAAAAATCTGTTGCAGTCGAATTTGACAACGCATACGACCAATTAGAAACGGTACGAAAACAATCGCACGTTTCGACTGCAAGTGGCACATATTTAGAAAAATGCGTTGCACATTTTGGTTTGTATCGAAAATCGGCAACGTATGCAACAGGGAACATAACGGTCACAGGAACATCTGGTGCAGTGTTGCCTGTCGGTAGCAAAGTGGCAGCCGGAAATGTCATGTTTACGGTGAATGATACGGTGACAATAGGTGATGATGGAACTGCATCAGCACCGGTCATATGTGATACAGCCGGAACACAGGGGAATGTTTTAGCCGGCTATATTAATCGTTTTCCGGTTACAATCAGTGGATTGCTACGGGTTACGAACGAACACGCAACCACAGGTGGCAGCAATGACGAAACAGATACACAACTGCGTGAACGATATAATGAATATATATCCCGACCCGTCACAAGTGGTAACAAATATCAATATATATCGTGGGCAAAATCCGTTCCGGGAGTAGGTGACGCTAAGTGTATCCCGTTATGGAACGGACCGGGAACGGTCAAAGTTATCATTGTTGATACAGAAAATCAAATAGCTCCTGCGGAACTGGTGAAAAAAGTCAAAGAATACATTGACGATTTAAAACCGGTCGGAGCGGATTTGACAGTCGGTACAGCGGAAGAAATTGCAATCAATGTTTCGTGCAAAATCGAAATGACGGGAAATGTCACAGAGAATATCAAAAAAAATATATCTGAATATTTGACGGAAATTTCGTTTTCAAAGGGTTATGTATCCTATGCTAAAATAGGACAGGCTATTTTAAATACTGATGGTGTAATCGATTATACGAATTTGACAGTTAATCAATCTACAAATAATGTCCCGATAACTGAAACACAGATTGCAGTGTTGGGGGTGTTGAAAATTGACTAACATTGAAAATCTGTTGCCGAAATACTATAAAAATTCAAAATATATGCACGGATTATTACATCCATGTGATGTTGAATTTGATAGATTGTACGATAAATTGGATAGAACATTGAAAAATCTATTGGTTGATGACGCTGATGAAACAGGCATTCACGATTTTGAAACAGATTTTTTAATACCGTTGTCTGATGATACGTTGGAATTACGGCGTAGTAAAATCAAAACAAAATTTTTACATACGGCAACGACAACGTTTGAAAATCTGCAAAATATAGTTCGTGCATATGATAACGGTGCGAGTATCAGTGAAGATAATCCCAATTACAGAATAAAAATTCAAAGTTGCAAACCGTTATTACTGCAAGAAATTTTAAACAGTGTCAATGAAATCATTCCTGCACATATTGCTACCACTATTGAATTAGATGAGCAACAGTCGCAGGAACAAAAAACTGCTGTTGTCTGTATATGTGCAGTGTCAAAAACCTATGAAACTGTTGGATTTGATAATAATGTGGCTGATGATGGAATTATAAATTGTGCGAATTTTGAAAAATTCGCAGTGATTGACGGTTGTTCCGGTGAACAAATCCAAATGGCAAAATACCGTACATTTAAAGAAATGCAACAAATTGATTATGAAACCGCGAAAAACAAAACGTATGCAGAGCTATTGTACAAGGAGGAGTAAATATGGCAGAAGAAAAAAAGATTGAGGGTTTTTCAAATATAAAATTTACGGCATCCGGTTTGCTGCTGGAAGCAAAATTGAAAACAGGTGTACCGCTGAAGATTACCCGTGCAGTTATCGGTACGGGGTATTTAGATGACGGTGAAGACGTAGCAAATTTGACGGCACTGAAATCTGAAATTGAATCGCATCAAACCGGAGTAACGTCATCATCTGCAACAGTTGATATTACAAATGTGTCTGTTGTGGCAGCCGGAATGACTAATTTGCGATTAAAAATAAAAAACGGCGATACACCGTTTTATCTGCGTGAAATCGGTATAATGGCACAAGACCCTGACTTGGGTGAAATTCTATATTTGTACACAAATTGCGGTAACGGCGCACAGGCATTCCCTGTGTTTGATGGTAGCAACCATGTGTACAGAACGATTGATTTTTTGAATATTATATCAAATGCGTCAGATATAAATGTGAATGTCACATTAAAAAATGAGGTTACTCGTGAAGATTTTGAAACACACCGAACTGTAACGGTATTAGACCACCCAGACGGTAGCGTCACATCTGAAAAATTGGCTGATGATTGTGTTACCACAGAAAAATTGGCAAGTGATATTCGTAGAAAATTTACAGACATAAATAGTAGCATTAATCAACTTAATTCGGCAATTAAGTTAATTAATACTGCTGTGTCAACTACCTATTTGAAATATTTCTTTAGTGCCCAAATGTCTGATTGTGATGATATTACAGATTGGGATTGCGCATCATATCAAGAATATCAAACTAATGGGTATTCAAGCAGCAGTGTTCTAAAATTAACCGATAAATCTGTTGTATTACCGACAAAAAGTGAGAATCCTATATTTTTTGTTTCATATTGTACCGATAATGATGATGAAATAGAAATTGTACAAGAATTGCTGTATAGCAATGGCAATAATTATGTGCGTAGAAAACAGTTGTGGTATTACACATCGGGTGTAACTGCAAAACCTAAATGGACAGAATGGATGTCCGGTGGCGCAATTCGTATTTTGGAAGGTGATGTATAATGGCAACGACAACAGAAAAAGGATTTCAAATACCGGGATATGCAGACAAGGCAGACGTTCCCGGAATGGTAAAAGACAATGTAGAAACTGCGGAAGAACATCTGAAAGCTATTTCAAAATCAATGTCAGACATATCATCTAATATTAATTCATTAGACAGTACACTGCAAATAATGAATGCACAGTTAGGCACAATGTCAGAGACTTTAGACGAAGTAAATGGCGTGACGGAGGAAACATCATGACGATTTGTGAAAAATTCAAATTAATGATGGCATCATTTGCGGATATTAAAGCGGCTATCATTGAAAAGGGTGTCACCGTTACAGGTGGATATTCGGAATATGCTAAAAATATACGCAAAATATATTCTGATGAAAATTACACACCAGAATATCAATATCCTACCGAAAAACCGCCGATAATGCAGTATTTAATTAATCTGTATAATCGTATAACATTCTGCTATGCGGTTAAGCAGGAAATACGACAGGCAATTATAGACGGCGGCGTTGATGTTCCTGATGATACCCCTTTTTCAGAATATGGCGATAAAATTCGTCAAATACAGCGTTTTGAGATTACGACAAGTAATTTGTATTTGGGCGAATATAAGACGGAATGTAGAGGACAATTAACTGCACAGGGCGGAAGTCCACCGTACTCTTGGGAACAAACTTGGGGTTCCAATATTCCGGGTATCACAATGACATCAGACGGAACTATATCAGGAACACCAATGCAAACAGGCGGCTATAATTGGGGTGTTCAAATGACTGATAGCAACGGAAAAACACTGTCCAAAGATATTTTAATCAGTGTCAGACCTAAAACGTTGAATTTCAAGCAGACTGGAGAACGTTCATTTTTATATGACGGTCAACCGCATACAATCACGGCAGAATGTATTAATGACAGTGATGTTGAATTTGAAATTTATTTCAACGATAACGGCAGTGATGTTTTGAGCATGACAAAATGCGGTTCAAACAGAGGATATGTACGAATTACATCGGCGGATAAGTCGTGTTACAGAATAGGTGAATGTGATTTGTATATGTCAATATCAGCGAATGCTGTTAATGTAACATCAGATAAAATCCAATCGGTAAAATACGATGGACAGCCACATAGTTTCAATGTTGAATTGTCAAAACAATGTGACGTGAATGTGAAATATAAAACATATTCTGCGAATGATGATACATTCAATGTGAACGAGGATGAATATACAACGGTTTCACCCACCGAGATTGGGAAATATCGTGTATATATATCGTCATCATCATACGGATATATCATTCGTGACACATATGCAGGATACAATAAATATTTCGGCATTTTGAATATTACGGAGGGGTAGCATGAGCAGGTATTTTAAATTTGTATGGGCTGGCATGTTTCTATGCCCTGCATCAATATATTGGGTGATGTTGGGATTGGTTATCATTATTTTTGCAATAGGATTAATTACGAATAGAATGGTTGATGATCCGTATCGCGAAGCAGAGCAACAGTATAAAATCACTGTCGGTTATATTATTGAAAACGGTAAATCAGTACCGTATAAAATATTTTATACGGACGAGCAAACCAACAAACGCACAGAAATTCCGTCTAAAAATGTGACAATTCAGCATATTAGCGATAGCATTTATGAAATTTATGTCCGTATCAAACGACAGGACGGTGACGGCTATGATTATGCCATAGCGAAATTGAAAAAAATTTCGGATACTGAATATAGAACAGTCAAAGTTGAAGTCGGAAGGGAAGTGATATAATGCGTAAAGGCAGTACAATAGCGGCAGTTGTAAGTAGCATATTCCCGACAGTATTATTTATATTATTGGGATTGAAAGCTGACTGCACTGCAGTGTATTTCATTGGTTGCATTGCATTTTCAATTATTGATTTTATCAATATGTCTGCGGTTTGTGCCTACAAAGAACGACAGCTGAAATACAAAAACAGTGAGGTGCGGAAGAAATGCAAAAAATCATAAATAGACTGAAAAAAATGGGGTTATCGGCTACACAGATAATATTTAATCTGGTTACATCGGGATTGATATGCTGTACTACGGTATCAGGACATAGTATGATGCCGACAGTGCATGACGGTGACAGGTTACTGTATAATCCGTTTTTCAAAAATGTTGAACGTGGTGATGTTGTAGTTATTTCGCATGGCGGTGATATGTTGATTAAACGTGTTATTGCTATTGGCGGTGACCATTTGACGATTAGCACATATGGCAGTGTAGCAATAAATGGCGAATGGCAGAACGAAACATACATAAATCCGCAAGAACAATCAGGCGAAAGCATTGACGTTACAATCCCTGAAAATGAATTGTGGGTAATGGGCGACAACAGGGGACACAGTTTAGATAGCCGTAATTTCGGTACTGTGAAAATGGGTGACGTGGCAGGAGTAGTGATAATACGGAAAAATGGAGGCAATGATGGAAAATGAACAAAAAGAAATGTGGGAACGTCTGACGGCGGTGGAGCAGTCCACGAAGTCGGCACACCACAGAATTGACACGTTGGACAAGTTGACTGAAAGCGTCCACATCATAGCTACGGAAACAAAGGCTATGCGTGAAGATGTGAATGACATCACGGAACGTGTGGACGAAATCGAAAAGAAACCTAACAAACGATATGAAACAGTAATTACTGCTGTTATTACGGCATTAGTCGGCGGTTTGATAGGTTATTTTATTAAAATGTTGGGTTTTTAGTATTTTAAAATTAGGAGGTATGTAAAAATGAAAGAATGGATTAAATGTGCAGGTATTCGTGCAATAAAAACAGTAGCACAAACAGCGATTGCGACAGTAGGCACTGCTGTCGCGTTGGGTGATGTCAACTGGGTAATGGTTGCGTCAGCGGCGGCTTTGGCAGGCATATTATCGCTGCTGACATCGGTTGCCGGCTTGCCGGAAATTAAGGATTGAGGTATAAACAATGGATATTCAAATCAAACAGGGTCCGCAGTGCCACACGTCTAATTGCTACACATATAGGAATGGCGATATTAAATATATCGTCATTCATTTTACGTCAAATAACGGCGATACGGCATTGAACAACTGCAATTATTTCA